CGTTTTTAATATTGACTTTACTCAATTTTCTGCTCCTGTTTAGTTACTATACTACTATTATAACAAATGGCGTATTTCTGGTCAACCACTGTATTTTACGGTTTTTACAGTGTTGCATAAAAACAACACTCCGTAAATACTAGGTCTACAGCACTTGATTTCATAAAGCTATTATACCATAAAACGCATTCCGAGTCAACCATAAAAAAACCCTACTAAGTAGGGTTTTTGTTATTCGTGTCTTTCAATATCGTCTTCGTCGCAGGCTTTGCCATACTGTATTTCTACTACCCGACAAGGTTCATCAAAGGGATTGTACAATCTATGCCATTGACCCACTGGTATATGTTGGAATTCATGTAATTCCCTGGTTTGTTCATGGTCACCCAAGTCAATCATGCATCGACCTTCTGATACATGCCAGTGCTCTGCTCTGTTGAAATGACGTTGCATACTGAGGCTTTTACCAGGCATGACTGTGAGTTCTTTTACCTTGGTGCCAGCTACTTCGTGTAGCACACAGTAGTATCCCCATTGGCGTTCTGTTTTCATTGTTGATGTCCTATAAAATATTATACTTGTATATCTTCCATTCCGGCTGCTCTAAGGCGTACCACATGTCCTAGCATGAAATTCTTGCTTTCGAATGCCTTGATAATGCCCAGGAATTTGTTGCGCAACAATGCCACTTCATTGATTAGTGTTTCAAAGTCGATCACTTCGTCTTCGCCATCTACATACTTTTCAGCATCTCGGCTGGTTAACGCACGGGCATATCCTTCCAGATACTTTTGAAAGTGCTTGCGACGGATCTTTCTCAACTGTATGTTGAGAAAGTTGAGTACGGCCTCAACCTCTTGCAACTGATTGAATCTGTGTTCGGTAATGCCAGGAAGATTGGTAATGTTTTTTTCAACAAGGCCGCCCACGTGACATTCGCGTTTGGCTTCTAATAATTCCTGTTCATAATAACTTATGAAATCAGGAAGCGCACCAAGATCTGCTACTACTCGACTATACCACATCAATACTGATCGCTGTAAGGATCCTCGTCATCATCATGCAGATCCTCGTCATCATCTTCATCATCAGCATGATCTTTGAGATAACTGGCTAAGGCACGTTTGATATCGGGATCAGTCTTGAATACCGATTTGATTTCATCTGCGGCACCATCGTTATCAATCAGGACAGCTACTAATGTCTCAGCAGCTTCGTCACGATCCACGGTGTTAATATAGCGTTTTAATTCACTCCAAATTTCTCGACTTAGTTCGACACTCATTGTTATTCCTCCGTTGCAGTTTCTTCAGTACTTACCGTTTCTCGTTGATTTACAAAATCTGACATGACCTTGTCAAGACAGCCAGCTTCATTTGATTCCCAGGCCTTGCGGAATTGTTTGATGATTTCACCATCCGACGTTACAAACATCAGTCTGTTGCCGTCTTTCTTTAACAGGCCTTTTTTCTCAGCCAAGTCAGTTAATCCTGAGTAAGGATTCATTCCTGTTTCATATGGAATCTTGACCTGCATACCTTCAAATGGCTTGGCATAACGAGTTTTCATTACCTTACAACCAGCACGGATACCCATGACTTCGGAGATCTTGTTACCATCTTCGTCTTCTTTGAGTTTCATTTTCTTCATGGCAACGACTATACTTGACGCATAGATAAATCCTTGTCCGCCCGAGATCTTGTCGTCTGGATCAAACATGTCTTGGCTGGCGTATGTATGATTGGTACAGACCAATCCAACATTATAACTACCAAACATATTGACACAGTTACGCACTAATGCTGTTAAGGCCTTGGGTTTACGACCCAAGTCACCTTTCATTTCACCTGCATCAAATTGATTTACATCTGTGGGTGTCAGCATCATGCCCAGGCTATCGATCACCCATAACACTTTCATTCGCTCGCCATCTGGCAAGGCCTTGTAGTCGCTCATGAATGTGCTAATGGCCTTGGCCACATCGTCAATCATGCTCATGTTCAACTTGAGCAGTTTTTCTTCGCTGGTGTCTACATTCAATCGCTTGAGCCAATCTTCGTCCAAGGCATTTTCTGTATCGACCAGGATCACAAAGATGCCTTGATCCTGTGCGTTCTTTACTATGTTGCCTGAACAGATATAGCTCTTGCCTGCACCTGACTCGCCAGCGAACACAGTGACCTTGCCAAGTGGAATGCCTCTATTGAAGTCTCCACTGATAAGATAGTTCAAGGCAAAATTGCCTGTGCTGATCCAGTCTGTAGGATCGTTGAATCCAATACTGAGACCGTCGATACTCTTGGTGATATCTCTTCTAAATTTGCTTACGTCGAATGGTTTTCCCATGTTTGTTTTCCTTTGTAAATAATACTTGCTATTTCTGGATGCGTCTGGCCAAATTCCTGTTGTCTTACGTTGTCTAATTTTAACATATATTCGGCCAGTTGGTCAATTGAATTTAATGAACATTTGTTCTGTTTGAGTAATTCAATAATTGGTAATATATTATACCTCAATAATTTTTCTTGATCAATTTGATTTAGTTTGTCAATGACCACGGTGGTTAATTCTTGACTCATAGCGGTGATACTCAAATAATTTGGATGTTGCAACATGTTCCAAACCAAGGCGTTAAAATTTCGCGACGCGACCCAGTCAATCAACTGATCAAGATAGTAGATATTTTGCACGTTGACTGTGGTAAAAATACTCACGATCATGTTTGGTAGCTTGGATGACAAAAATTTATCCAAATTCTGTTCAACCTGTGTCCACGAGCCACCACGTTCGAGTTCAAATCTTTTTCCAGTATTGTCGATACTAAATGCGATATCTACTTGTTTGAATAATTTCCATTTATCAAACAAGTGTGCTGGGTAAGTTGATCCATTAGAGTTATAATGTAGCCTGATCTTCTTGGCATATTCATTATGTATCAAGTAATCCAAGAATGTTTCGTGTTGTTTGTTTAAAAAAGGTTCGCCACCATAGAAATCAATATTGATCAGTTGATTGCCCAAGACTTTAAACATTTTCCAAATTTGTTCATTCTCAATCCATTGTCCTTGTTGATTGATTGTTTTTAAATTTAATATAGATCCAAAATGTTTGATTTGTTCTTCGGCGATCTTCGAACTGCTGTAGGCGTTACATATCCTACATTTGAAATTGCAAAGGTTTCCCAATTTGATATCCAAACTAATCAAGTTGGTCAGTGATTCTTGCTCGATGTTCAAACACTCAGCTTCCACACCTAGATGTTTTTTTAACCAGGCGCGATTGGATTCACCACCATGTTGTTCTTTGTACCAGCAATTTTCACATCCACTGGGCCTGGATCCTGCTAAAAAATCTTTTCTCAGTTTATTTAAATAATCACTATTGTAAACTTCTTCAATGTTGTTTTTGTTGATGTTGTAGGCAACACCATCAGAATTTGTGATAGATTCTTTGTAAGCACAACAGGGTTTGAACTCGCCCTGCGAACTAATTTCCAAATGAGCCCACGGGCTGAAACAAAAGGTTTCAGGCAAAGTGATCGCAGAGTTGAGAATGACGTCGGTTGGTGCATCATTAAAATTTACATCTAAAGTTGAAAAAATACAGTCATCATGCGAGTGATGTGCTCGGACTAGTTCTAAATTATCAAGACTGATCTGTGAATTACAAATTAAAATGAAAAAATTAGATATATCAATCAATGCGGCACATTTTTGAATGTGTATTAATAATTCAACAGGTATGTTTTTTTTGCTATAAAGAACTATACGTTCATCATGATCGAATGCTGGTTTGTACCATTGTCGAAACAGTTGATATAAAGTGTTTCTTGGTTGCCCAGACAAGAGATCAAGATCTACCAGTCCAGCTACCCGATAATTGCTTTGGGACTCTAGATATTGTTGTAAATCAGTCGAAGAAATAGATATTGTCAAAGTTAATATAGAATACCACAAAAGACTTTTGTGGTATTCTTGTTTATAATTACTACTGTTTTTGTCTAGACCGGATCATGGCCAAGATATCTTGAGCCTTGTCTGTAGATGCTTTTGCCGCAACTGGTGCAGTGGCCACTGCTGGTTCTTCATCATCAAACTCACTGATCACTGCTGGTTTGGCCGCTGGTGCTGGAGCATCTTCATCAGTATCCACTGCTGGAGTTGCACCTGCTGGTGCGGATACACCTGCTGGTCTGAAGTAATTGCCCCAACGCTCGGTGTCATAACTCTGACCATCAACTGATGCTTCAAACATCTCCTTAATGATCTTGAGATCAACATCAGTTGGCTTCTTGGGCAAGAATGATCCAAGATCATACAAGCCGTGCTCAGTGATAGCCGCTTGTTCCACTTCAGTCAAGGCACTTTCTTTCCTGCTCCACTTGCTGCTGTTGTAGTCAGCAAAACCGCCCTTGGCGCCTTTAGTGATACGGAAATCCAGGCCACGCAACAGGTCTGTTGGTAACTCTTCCAACTCTGGATCCATTAACGCACCTTTGATGATGGTAAAGATCTGCGGTCCAATAATAAATCTACGGATTGGATTGTTTGGTGTTTTGTCGTCGTGTAGGGGATTCTCACGCACAAAGCCTTGGAAAATGTAACTGCGCTTCTTCCAATACTTACGACCCATGTCTTCAAGACTCTTGTCCTTGAACCAAGTTCTTACTTCTGTAAGCACCGGGCAAGTGTCTCCCCACATTTCCACACAAGGTACTTGTACAAAAACTTGTTTTGAGTCCATCTCACCTTTGACTCCATTGAATGGCAATCGGATCATGGCTCGTTCTGCCCAAAAGAATGTGTTTTTAGTGTTACCGTCTGGTAGGAAGCGTAGTGTGGCCGATTGACCTTCTTCCATGTTCCAGTGTGGATAAATTGATCCAT